GTTAGCAACGAAACAGCAGAAGCTGCAACGTCTGCATCAAACACTGTGTTTGCATAAATAGAACTAACAGCTACTATATTTGGATTTGCCATTGTTTATCTCCTAATTAACCAAATACCATCGCCATAGCGATAGCTTTACCTGTAGTTACACCATTGTCTAATTGTGTCTGAATGTTACTAGTAACACCGTCTACATAGTTTAATTCAGCAGCACTTGCTGTAACCAAAGTACCACCTAGTTTAAGTCCGTTAGTACCGTCATGTGACGCAATATCAAAATCATTACTGCCGTCTGCAACAGTAGCATTACCGCTAATTGTTACGTTACCAGTAACTAATAGAGTATCTGTACCGTCTTCATCATACTCCATCGTAACATCTTGATCACTACCAAACTTAATCTGTTTATCATCAGCAATGTATACATCACCAAACTCTGCACTTGCAGATCCTATATCTGCACCACCAGATGCATCAGGCAGTAGTGATGTTTCTACTGTCATTGTATTTGTTCTAATGCCAGATGTGCCGTTATCTATTGCACCAAAATTAGAAGTTATACTACCTGAATCTAGAGCACCTGTTGTAACAATATTAGAACCACCTGCTATAGGACTAAAGAGTGATGTTACATTACTCCCTCCTATAGTTATAGCATCAGCTTCTACTGTACCATCAAAGAATGCATCTTTAAACTCTAGTGCATCTGTTCCTAAGTCTAGTATTGCATTAGTACCCGGTGTTAGTGCACCATCTGTTAGTATTAGCTGTTTCTCATTACCTGCATAAAAGTTAATTGTGTCAGCAGTTTCAAAATCTATCTTAGTCTCATCATCCTCACCTATCTTTATATCTGTTGCAAGTAATGATGTAATACCTGTCTGTGCTGCATTGATAGTAAAGGTTAAGTCGTAAGGATCACCATCTGATCCATCTGAAGTATCTGTCCAATCAATATCAATACCACCACCTTCAACAAACTTAACTTCACTATCTTTTGTTATCTGTACTTCTGTACCATCACCATCTTCTAAAACAAACTGCATGTTAGCTGCTTGTGAATCTACGTATGCTTTAATAGACTGCTGTGTAGCTAGTTTAGTTGCAGAGTTAGATGACATGTCATCTTCATCAGCTACAGCAGTACCACTAACACCTGTATTTAACACTGGACTTGTAAGTGTTTTATTAGTCAGTGTTTGTGTTGCTGTGTCACCAACTAAGTTAGATGTAGTAGCTGGTAGTGTAAGAGTAACATTACCACCAAAAGCACTGTGAGCAGGAGCCTGTAACTGAGCATAGTGAGCATTAGATACCTCACAGTAAAATCTAACATAACTTTGTGCTCCAGAGTTTTTAATTGATATACCGCCTGATTGCATATCAATACCATTGGAGCCATCTATTCTAACAACACCTGTACCGTTTGGTGTTAGTGTAATATTACCATCTGATACAGAAACAATATCTTCACCATTTACATCAAGTGACCCACCTAACTGAGGTGTAGTGTCCTCTACTATGTTAGCAATACTAGCACCTGAAACAGCTAAACCAGATACTAATGTGCTTCTGGTAATCTTCTTTAGTCCACCACCAGAAGTATCTATGGCTAAAAATACATCATCATTAGCTACAGTAGATATTTCACTTAGATCACCTACAGCAGTTGGGTTAAAGTTTGTCCCATCTGCTATTAGTAACATACTAGCTGTGTTAGTACCCATAGTCAGGTCATCACCTGATATGGTTAAGTCACCTGCAATTGTAACATCTGCACCAGAAAATGTCAACGCTGTTGTTGTACCTGATTTAACAATTAAGTTGCCTGAACTGTTAGTTAGTGCAGCATACTGTGTGCCATCATCTTTTAGTAATACATCTGCACCGTTTGCATCAAGAACAACATCACCTGCTGTATCTATTATTAGATCGCCTGTATCGTTTACTATGTATGAGTTTGTACCACCATGATATAGATTAAGATCTTCACCTGCACCTATTGTAAGTCTACCTGTGGCACTGTCACCTGTAAGATCATCTGCATCAGCATCTACGTCTATCTTAACTAAACCACCTGATGTTATATTAGATGCACCATTATCAATGTTACCAAAGTTAGAAGTTATAGACCCAGCATCTAATGCACCCACTGTTGTAATATTTGATGTAGTATCTAGATTACTTTCTGCCCATGTCTCTAAATCAGCAAAAGTAATCTGCTTCATTGTGCCACCATCATTGATAATAAACTTATCTGATGTAGCAATTGTTACACCTGTGGAAGCAGAAGTGTCACCATCCATAATATTAAGTTCAGCACCTGTAGTTGTAATAGTTGTGCCGTTTAAACTAATAGCATCCAAGTATGCCACACCGTCTAAATGCAGATCTTTAAACTCTGACCCACTAGAGCCTATATCAAATGCATCATCTGTAGATGGTGTGATATTAGTTGCTGCTATAGTAAGCTGTTGTGCTGGTCCTAGTTTAGTTATAGCACCACCTTCTGCTGCTGTGCCATCATGCGTATGCCCAGATGTACTAAAGGCAGTTACAATAGCATCAAACTCTCCATCAAAGTCAGACGCATTGATAATGTTACCATCAGCTATATTATTAGCAGTATCGTTACGTGTATATCCTGTTCCCATGTTATGTTACCTTCTTGCGTGTGTAGCATATTCCAATGTTAATGCGTCAAGCGCATATGGAACATCTGTGTTATTGTCTGCTTCAAACTGTGCAGACACTGTATTTCCTGATCCTATTGTTTGTGCAGAAAACACCTTTTGTAGTTTAGCTCCATACGTAGCAGTGCCAAATACACCTGTACCAAAAAACTGTGCAGATCCACTACCAGCATTTGTAAATGTGACTGCTGGCATGATTACAGATCCACTTTCATCAAAGTCAAACTTTAAGTTTAGATCAAAGTTAACTCTACCTTCAGGGTCTAAATAAAACTGTGCTTTATAGATTGTCTTTCTAAGTCTTGGATCATTAATTGGATAGAATGGTGTAGCAAATGTAGTGGCTATATTATTACCATCAAAGCTAGATGTGTCATTCTCCATTCTATGTAAGAAACCTTCTTTACCAGAAAATATAACAAACTCTGTAGTTCCTGAATAAACACTAGCACATGCTGTTACCTGTATGCCCCTAGTCTCAGCAAAGTCAATCACAGATTCCTCACCCGGTGATGCAAACTGTGTAAATAATATTCCTTGTGCATTAGGTCTAGTAAAGTTTACATTCCAACCAAACAACCTGTACTGTGATTTATTACGTATAACCAAACTAAAAAAGTCTGTGTGTAGTTTTACAAACTCATTAAATGTACCCTGTATTTTTTTAGTTATAGGTGCTAAACCAAAGTCACCTATACGTTCAGTAGCACTAAGAAGTCTTAGACCATCAGGAGCCATAAAGACAACATCACCACCTATCTCTTGTACACTATCAGTCTGTGTACATCCTATGTCACGTGTTATAGGTTGTAAGTTAAATGTTGCTAGTGCATCACCATTTAATCTAAATATAGATGATGTAGTAAATACTATAAGCTGATCTCTAAAACTTTTTATTGCAACAATGTCAGCATCTAAGCCAATACTGCCAGCACCATTACCGCTTTGAAAATCTGTAGTAGTAAGTGGTGCACCAAAACTTAACACTCTACCTTTACCGTAGAATATGTGGTTTTTATGTGTAGCAACAACCTTTGCACCTATTACATCTGATGGTGCACTATCTAACACAGTGAATGTTGTACCGTTGTATAATGCAGGTGCATTTGCTCCGTCTACTATTACAAGTGTTGTAGTTCCTGTAAAATCTACTTCATCAAAGCGTGTATTAACTGCACCTTCTCTATCACTAGATATAAAAGTTATAACTGCATTGTCTGCTGGACTACTTGCTAGTTCAGGATGAATAGTTATATTTACTTCTTTACTAGCCGAATCAGAATATGATGAGACAGTTGTTTCAACTCTATACACGTTATCTATTGCAGCTAAGTTACTGCCATCAGCATTAGATATTGTAAATACATCACCTGCTTGTGGAAATGTGTCAAAGCCATCTGCGACTAATGTTGTGCCTGTCTGACTAGCACCGTCAACTAATGGTGTGCCATAGTTAGGTTTATTTATTTTAGTGTAACCACTACCTGATGTTTCTACTAAGTCAGCATTCATAGCAACTACAGCTTTAGCATTAAAGTATGTCATGCCATTTGCATAGTTAGCTGTAGTAACTGTAACAAACGTAACCACTGCACCATTAGCAGGGCTTGAAGCTAGAGAACTAGTAAGTGTTAGTGTAACTTCATCTCTAGCAGCATTGTAACTAACACCACCCGAAGCTACTGTATATGTGCCAGATACACCATCTATTGTAAGTGTGTCACCAACAGCAGGTGTAGTGTGTATGGCTCTTAATGCTAATGATGTGCCTGATTGAGATGCACCATTTACAACTGGATTACCATATGGAGCTATGATGTTACTGTCAAACTTTTCATATCCCTGTATACGTTTGTAGCCTCCATCAATAGATGGTTCATAGTTACGTAGTATACGTGCAGAACCCGGAGCATTGATAGCCTGTTGCAGTGGGCTAAGATTAGTTATAAGCCCACCTTTAAACTCTATTCTAAAAGTCTCCCAAGCGTCAGGCATTATAGTGCATCCAAGCTAGATCCTGCTGTTGTTCTTGCAGACCCCAATCTACGTCCACCTGTACTTGCAGGTATCATATAAGATCTCATGTAATGGTATCTGTTAATAAGCATAGAACGCATTGCCTTAATACCTTCATCTGCTCTTTCTTTTAATATAACAGCATCTTGTGTATTACCTCTAAACATCAAAGCATAAAACATAGCAGAGTCTACAACAACATGTTTAAACCTATCTGGTATTACCATTGTATCACCATGTGCAGATAGATCACTTTGAAATACATAGTAATCAAAAACTAATGTGTATGCCTGATCAGGTGGTTCTACTAAACCATACTTTAAATCAGGTCCATGAAAAACAAAACGTGGTAATGCACGTTGTTGACTCGCTGCATATTCCTGATCTACATATTTTTCTAGATACTCATCATAAGTTATTATTGCTAGTTTTCTAGTGTCATTTCCTAACGTAGCATTTTCTTTAATCCTAAATGATTCAAAGTCAATTAACTTTGCATCTGTTGGAAATGCATAACGTGTAGTACCAGCAACTAATGTTTGTTCTTTTTCTGAATGATTGAAAGGCCACTCGTATTCACTCTCATTAATATAACGTATACCTGAGTTAACTGCATCTTTTGCATGTGCATAAAAACCTGTGGCTGAAGCAAAGTTAGAGCTAGTAAGCTCCACCTCGTTCAGCCTTTTATTTATATCATTTACTAATGTTAAAAATGTTGTAGCCATAGTATATCCCTAAGTAGAAAGGGGCAGGTTTATCCCACCCCTTTCACATGTGTTACGCGAGTGTATCACGATCCACTTCATCTGCACCTACTGTGCCTATGTCATCAACGTCTAGCAATAATGCAAAGACACGGATAACACCAGCCGTTGTAGTTCCAGTTTGTGCCTGAATCAATACGTCAAGCGTATCAGCAGTTGCACCAATAGTGATAGGGCCATTACCTGCACCCACACTGTAAGCACCTGCTGATGCAGCGTCGAAGTCAAAGCCATCAACGTATGCGTCAACGTCAGTGCCTGTTACACCTAGATCTAATGCACAGTCAGTAGAAGTACCAGCATGAACTGTTGTTACTTCAAAACCAGCATCTAGAATCATAGTGTTAGCAGGAACTGTGATTGCTTCAATAATATCAGCAGCAGCTAGTGCTGTACCTTTAGCGGTAGCAGCAGCACCGAAGTCGATACTATTTTGCACAAGATAAGGGGTTCTTCCTCTAGGGCTATTGCCTCTAGCTGACGAAGATAATGTTGTAACTGTAGCCATTATTCAGTCTCCCTTATACTAAGCAATAACGAGCAGTTGAGATAGCTTCTGGTCGAAGTATCTTACGCCCATACAAATGCATTCCTCTGACAATGTCAGCGAAGCTATCAGGATCACGATAGGTTTCGGTCTTGTTAATCTGTTCAGCAGTTGCCACAGCAGATGAATGACCAGCCACAATCACACCAAAGTTACTGGCGTTTGTGCCACCAGTGGTTGATGGTCCTGTTCCTACGGAAGGTAGGTTGTTGGACATGTACACCTTGAAGCCATGAAGATTATTCAAGATCAAACCATTTTGTAGTCCACTTCCACCGAAGTCACCATTAAGAAGACGAGAGTCCTCATCTTTTAGTACTTCAATAAAAACTGGGTCAACAACAAGCCAACGGTTGTTAGTGTCAACATTTTGCTGATCCAAGAGTCTAGCCATACGTGCCACTATTTGTAGTGGGTTTGCATTACCAGAACCGGGAGTAGCAGAAGTTGCACCACCTGCACGTGCTTGAATACCAATTGCGTTACTGGAAGAACCACCAAAAGAGTCTGCCACTATTTTCATGGAAGACAGTAGTTCATCAGAACCAGCAGTTGATACTGCTTTTGCACCGTTAACTGTAGTGTTTACAGCATCAGGAGCACCGTGTAGTGCTGACTGTTTGAAACCAGATAGATAACCAAGTACGTCTTGGTCATACTGATCAGATAGTCTGTAAGCTGCACGATCACTTGCAAGTTGCTGGAAGTTAATGTGCGAATGAGCTTCTTCAATGTCATCGACTTTAAATGCAAAGTAGTTTGCTTTGTCAATGGTCAGTGAGAACTCTTCGTCATCCAGATCTTGTGGAGTAATTGTAGTACCACGTGCATACTCTTTGACCGTGATCTCTGGTTCTTTGATCACTTTAACGCTATCGCCCATGTTGGCGATTTCACCAAAGTAATCGCTATTAGTAATAGCTTCAACAATTGAAGCCTTACGAAAAGCTACTTGTACCTGCTTAGAGTAGATAATTGGTGAAAAATTACCATTAGGCAGGTTGCCGTAGCCTGTAGCGGTTGAAAATGCCATTTTATTTTCTCCTTATATC